TGTCTCTCCTTATACTGCGTCTAAGGTAAATTGGTAAGTAACATTCAATGTATCACCAGCAACTACAGCGCGATCACCAGGGGATTGGAAGTCTGATGCTGAGAACAGAATGCCAGAAGATCCTGAGGCTACTGAAGCCAAGAATGCACCTGCAACTGTTCCGCCTGGGGCGGTGATAGCAAAGGCATTTGGGGCCAATACGTTACTAATAATAGATGGGTCAGCAAGAGTTGCCGCACCAAAAGTTACTGGCTTACGGTTTCCTGAATAGTTTGTAAACTCAGTCCAGCCAATGTGTGAAGCCAGTGTATCCCCTGCAGCAATGGTTGTGCCGGAGCCTGGACCAGTAATCAGTCCAACATACCATACAGCATTATATGTAACGCCTGAGAAGTACTTGTCATTCATGTCTTTAAGACCTTCATTGACAACCAAGTTAGGATTCTTTTCTTCCCACTTTAGGTTGCCATCCTTATCTAGACATTGAATGGTGAATCTGCCTGCAGCTAAAGCCTTGGAATCTAACCCGCCGCCAATATTTACGTTAGCCATTACTTTATCTACAGATGTTGATTTGTTAGTAATCACTTGAATCTCCTTTAAGTTATTCTGATAACAGCACTTGTGGCTGCGTTTGCTGGCAATTCAATAACAAATGCCGGACTCATAGTCTTATCAGACCCAAAATCCAGTACAGCTATAGACTTGTTAACCTTAGTGGAATTATAAATCAAAGCGCCCCTAGCTGTAAGGGTTGCTGGACTCCAGGTTGGATTGTCAAAGCTTACATAAGCTACGCCATCTATTGCGCTTACTGTTACATTAGTTAGCAGAATTCCGCCAGCAGTATACCCAGTACCAGTAATCTCACTAACAGACGTATATACAGTAGTAGCCGCATCTATAGATGCAAATGCTGTATACAGTGCAATGTACAGAGCATCTACTGTGAGATTATGAACTCCCAGTAAAATCTCCCTCTTAAAGCTTGTTGTCTGGCCCTGATTTATCATGTGACTGAAACCCTAACTTGACCAGACCTGTAAGCATCCTGTCTTTCCAGTCCATCACCCAGACGTTTAAGCTGACCCATAGCTTCGCCATATTTAGCCTCCACATTTGCAATTAGATCCGGCTCACCCTTCATAAACAAATAGGCCTCTCTCAAAGCGCCATAAAGAAGAATAGGATCAAAGTTATCCCCAAGCCAAGTAGTTCCTGCTGTGACTATAGACTCAGGATAATAGTAGTAGTGCATCTCAACTTCATACTGCGAATCTGGCGTTGGACCAAGTATAAAACTTAGCTCCTTAGTTATAACAGGAGGATTAGTATTTGTGGTTGTGGACCCAAAGATTGCGTAGTATTGTGGGATTCCAGTATCTGTTGGGTTTGGAAATGCCGCCCTAATGAAGTTAACATCTTTGTCTAACAGGTACTGATATGCACCATCTGCATCTATTACCGCCAGTGAATACACTGACAGGAAGTCACTTGGTGAGGACAGATACTTGTTATTGGTAGTAAGAACACCTGTCTGGTTCTTACGCAGCGCAGGTATTTGTACAGTGTTATATACCCGCGTTTCAGTCTGACTGACAAACATAGGAATATAAGACAGGAACTCAGTCTCATAATTCTCTGTGTAAGCTTGAATCGCGGCAGTTAGCTCTGTATAAGTAATTTATCTCACCTTGTCAGATTGCTCCTTGTCGATCGACAAGGAAGCTTTTAGCCCATTGGACCTCTGGAAGTTATGCCCTTAGTGGCAGCACCATACCCACGCATCTTGATTCCACTGGTCTTTGTATCATTCTTACCAGGATCACCCATACTAACACGGGGCACACCTTCACGCAGCCCTAACTCTGCAGAGGTTAAGGTGTTTGGGTCCCTTAGCTTCTTTTGTACCATAGGGCCACCAGACATTGAATGGGGCTTTGCATACTCAGATGCCGGTCCATTAGACTTAGCGCAACCACATGCCTTAGCCATTATGAACCCTCCTGGTTTTTAACACGGGCCATATTCCTGCCATATTTCTTCATAGCTTCTGTAGTTACTCCACCCTTCTTACCCTTAGGTGCTTTAACACAGACTTTGCCATTTGTTGGTACTGTCTTGGTATTTTCCATTACATGCTCCTATGTGTTTTGAACTGTTACATTACTAACTATCCCAACTGAAACTAAATAGTTTGGCGTTAACCTATTATCATTATCCCTTGCCCCGCCTACTGGTGCCCAGCCCCATTGGAATACTCTACTACCACCCTCTGGTGTACCGTCTGATTGGGGCGTTGGATTCGGATTAAGAATCAACTGCAGCCCACTAAATCCTGACTGGTAATAACTTACATCTGGCCTTGGCTCTCTCACTGCCTGCGGATCATTCACAGGATACATGCCTAGTGACAACTGAGGCTGATCTGGTTCCCAGCAGTTCTTACATACCTTAATATTAGTAATCTTTGTCTTGATAGTTAGGCGCTTTAGCTCTTTAAGCATGTACCTAAAGCCACACCTATCACACTCAGCAATACTATTCTTAGCTGATGCATACTTAGATGCCATGATTCTACCTGTAAGAGATCATACGCGGAACAAACCGCAATGGAGCTTTCTCTCTATCTTCTTCAGCTGCCAACTGCCATGCCTCATCATACTGCGCTTTAAGCATGGGCACACGGTCAATTGCATTAGGTAACTTAATGGATAGCATATATGCTAACCCAGCAACAATAGCATTCTGGAACCTGAAAGGAATTCCCTCTACATTAATACCGTTACCTGCATCTGGCATTCTTACTAGCCGCCAGTAAACAAAGTAATAATAGGGGGCTGCCAAGGTCCCTTGACTGGGCGCAGGCCAGATATTGATCTGTGGATTCTGTTGCTCAGCTCCAAGCAAATTTGTGGTCTGCCCAGATCTGCGGTTTATCCACACCTGGATAGGGCGGCCTTGCGTTAGCTTATTAGGAATAGTGGCGTATGTAGATACACTAATCCTATTGATATTCAAATCTGTCTGGTTGTTCATAATTCCAGGACTAGTCCTGATTACATGCTCAATCAAATCTACAGTGTTATCTGGGAGATCATATATATATACGCCCTGCTCTAATGGGATTGTTCCCTGCTCTATAGTCCACAGATTTATCCCACGATTAGCCCACTCAGTTAGCAGGAAGTTAAGACTTCTCCTAGCTGTTCTAAAGTCATACCCACTACGCAGCTCTAGGCCGCATCTCTCAAAGGCTTCTTCTATAAGCTCATTGAGTGCTGGATTGAATGTTGATGTGGCTACTGTATATGGCATTTAACATTTCCATTTTTTTAGACTTTTGTTAATGCGGCTATCTGGATCATTTGCCGTCTTAGCAGAAGTTAGCCTCTTCTTCATTCCTGACATCCTAGCGCAGAATGACTTCTTGCGGCTACCACCTTCTGGCTGCGGGGCCTTTAGCCCTGGCTTTCCTGGGTTAGCCTTATTATAAGAGGCCCTACCCTTAGCGTTTAACCCACCACTCTCAGCCTTGCCTTCCTTGCGCTGCCATGCCTCAGTCTTAGCCATTACCTGCCCATCTTCTCGCCAGATCCTGATGCTATGCGTTTACGCTTTGCATGCATGTTAGCAAATAACCCAGTCCTGCCACCCTTCTTATAGAGGGTAACAGGTAAGTTTCCATCACGCTTCTTGATCTTCCTGATCTTGGCAGGGCTAATATCGCCCATACCGCGTGAGGCCATCATATGATACGTCTACCAGCCATCTTGATCTGAGTAGCTTGGGTGCGCCCTTTCTTCTGGATTGTGTGCTCACCATGAGGCTTATTCCCACCAGATACTACGTTACCCATTTTAGACGCGCGAATAACTCCACCTTCTTTAAAGGCTTTACCACCCTTGCTCATTGCAGGCTGACCTGGAACCATTGCAGCCATCTTATCACTTATTGGAATACGGCGTGATGATGTAGGCTTGTTAATTGGTATCTTAATCTTTAGCAAAGTCTTTCCACCTAATCTCATTCCCTTGGGTTCAGCTGCTTCAGCCTTAGCATAAGCCTTAGGAGACATCTTGCCAGAGCGCAGCTTGCTACCAATCTTCATGGCATTCTCTTCTTTATGCCCTTCAGACTTCTCACCCTTTGCAAACTGAGCAGGAGTTAGGCGCTTCTTAGCAACTGCCTTACCTTCAGCTAACTCTTCCTTAAATGTCTCTTTGCCTTTGAATAGTTTACTAGCCATCTCACCACCTCTATTTGCTCTACGGGCTTCGCTAAGTGCTATAGCTATTCCCTGCTTAGGGTTAGTCACCTTCTGCCCTGATGAGGACTTCAGTGACCCAGTTTTAAACTCATGCATTACTACACCAACTTTAGACTTCTTCAAACTATTTTGCCGCGTGTCTTGCCCTTCCTAGCAATACCATCTGCCCTGCTAGATGCTGAGCCGCCTTTAGCCATCTTTGTAGTCCCACCTTTTATCATTGGACGGCCTGCTGTAGCCAATGGGCTAATACCTGCTGCAGGCTTTACTGGCGCTTTGACTGCTGCTTGTGCTGCCTTAACTGCTGCTGCCTGTACCGCACGTTGCACACCGCCAAACATGCCCCCAGGATTGCCCCCTTTTACGCCACCTTGCATCGCATCCAATGCAGGTCCCTTTGTTGGTATCTTTGACATTAAACTTGATAAGAACCCCATTATACAATCCTCCCTTTAGTTTTGCCCCGCTGCGCTATTCCATCAGCTCTCTTAGATGCCTTACTACGTTTAACCTTTCCACCCTTCTTCCATGAAGGACCACCTAGTGGGCCACCTGCTACAGGAGGGCGTGGAGCTTGTGGGGCTCCAGTGGCTTGTGGGGCCTGTGGAGCTTGCGCCTGCATGTATGGGTTAGTCTTTGCAGCATTTTGATACGCAGATGATTTAGCTGCATCATTTGCATCTCTATAATTCATGCGCCCGTTTATGTTCTCCATAAATGCCATTATCTTATCATCCCTCTAGTTTTACCACGTTGTGCAATACCATCACCCCTACTGGAGGCTGAAGATCTTACAGATCCACCTTTAGCCATCTTAACGGCACCACCTTTAGCGTATCCTTTGTATCCATTTGCTTTCATTATTGCAAGATTAGATGCAGCCATCTTGTCCAAAGCTGCCGGATCCCATCCAGCTTTAAGTCCAGCAGCTCTATCTTTGGCTGCCTGTGCATTATATGCGGAAGCTGATGCAGCTAACCTAGCTATTGCGGGATCTACAACAGGTGCCTTAACTGGAACAGGTACTGGTGCTTTAACTGGATCTGCAACCATCATAGGTGCAGCAGTCATCATACGCGAAGTCATCATAGGTGCAGCAACAGCTACAGGAGGATTAGCAACAACTACAGGCTTAGCTGCTGGAGTAACTGTTTTTGGTGGCGCAACAGCTACAGGAGGCTTAGCAACAACTACAGGAGGCTTAACTGACCCAGGATTATTCTGCAATGCTAACTGAGAAC